TTAAGAAAGATCAGAAAAACGTAGTTGACGGAAAATCAGTAGGACAACTTGCGGGAGCCGGAGCCGCTGCCGGTGCGGTAATCGGCGGTATTGTTGGCGCAGGTGTTTTCAGTGCAGCCACCGCAGCCGTTGGCGCAGTAATCGGAGCAGGTGTAGGCGCAATCACCGGATTATTCGCCAAAAAGAAGAAAGATGTTTATGGCGGTTTGCTTGATGAATATCCTGCTCTTATTCAGCAGGGAGAAGATGGCTGGAAATCCATTAATGTTGAAATGGCAAAAGCTTTGCTTGCGAATAATCAGCTTAACGGAGAATCGAAAGAGTGGCTTGAAAACGCGATTGCTTATAGCGAGGAGCTTGAAAAATCCCGTGAGCAGATCAAGGGGGGCATTATGGAAATGACCGGCCAGATTGGCGACACGTTGCAAAATGCATTGGTTGAAGCGTTCAGAAGCGGAGAAGACGCCGCAAAAGCATTTGGTGACACTGTGGGTGAAATCATTGCAAATATGGTTCAGGGACTGCTTTTCACCGAATTGATGAAACCGGCTATGGATAGGTTCGTAGAGGAAGCCTTGGCATCATTTTCAGGAGGTGACATGACCATCATTGATGATCTTGACCGCTTCAAAGATTATGGAACAGCAGGAGCCGAAGCCTATTTTAAAAGCCTTGAAATGATGGATCAATGGTTCAAGGAAAATGGCTATGATAATCCATTTGGCAAAACCACCGGAGCGGGTGGAAGTAAAGCACCGCAACAGGGAACGATTGCAGGAGCAAGTCAGGAGTCGATCAATATTCTAACAGGCCAGATCACCGCTACGCGCATCATTGCCGCCGATCATCTGCTTGTTGCCCGTAGCCAGCTTTTTGAACTGTCGGGTATTAATCGGAACACTCAGGAGCTTTACCAGATTAGGAAGGATATGAGCGAAATCGTTTATATCATGAAAACGGATGTTATGCGAGCTATTGGCGGTTAAAGAAATGGCTACTATCTAGGTAGTAGCCATTTTAATTGAATGCATCAATAAACTTGTATAGGTGGCTCCTCCTTTCTCAACTTGCGAGTCCAACCAAAATAATAAAAGCCATTAGACTTGGCAAAATCATTCAACGACCTTCTAAAATCTTCTAACTCTTCCTCTTGAATATCCGGCAAATCGAATTTCTGAAAGTAACCTTCGTAACCTATGGCATTAAACGCCCTTTCGTTTACCTCGTTCAGCACCTCCTCGGCAGGTTCAAACTTTTTACTTAGGAATTCGTTACTTTTCAAAAGATCGTTTAACCTTTCAATTAAATCCAAGCTGCTCTCGGTCGAATAAACATTCTCCTTATTTCTAAGCTGAATTGTTGTAACTCCACGCAGTGAATATGTATTAGAAATAGAGATTATTTCCGATACATCAACAATGGAGCTCACCGCTCCGCCCGCATCCAAGCCTCCTAAAAATTGTAAGAATTTCATTTTTCTATTGTTTAAATAACTTTACTGTTGCCCTGTCTGTCTTAACGATTGCTGTTGTTCTGGTTAAGTGCGGTTGCAACTGCTCTACCCGCTTTCATTGCCGCAAGCTCACATTGAGCGTTACCGCGTAGGTTTCCATTCTCAATATTCTGCACGGTAAGCAACTCAGCCAATTCAATCGCAGCCAACTCAACTTTTGAAAGATTATCGCGGATATTTTCACCTCTGGAAAGTCCTTTCTTCTCCCGTACAACATTGCTAGTTCCACCATAAAGCGGAGTGTAAATGGCATTGGTGCAATTTCGGTATCCTTCATGTTGGACACCATGTACTTTAAGTTTGGAAGTCAAAAGGTTTCTGGTGCTTTTCGATTCAAACCGCTTTTTGATCCATTCATCATCCTTGCCTTTTTTCTTGTAAGTCCTGATGTAACGATCAGCGATTAAGTCCGGATTCTTTTCTTCTTCAATGCGCTCAAAGAAGGCTTGGTTAACCGCTACTGCTAACTTAGGATCAAGATATTGTGCATATTCAAGCGCAACTTGCGGATGCGCAAAGGTTGAGCCATTCCTTCCTTTGCTAATATTAAAAAGGGATTTCAAATCCACTTTTAATAATCCAGTTACAGCACGTAAAAATCCAACTGTTTGATCTTGGCGTTGCCATTTTTGAGGAGCTTTGTTTGGCTCTGATCCTGACAGCTTCCATAAGTCGGTCAGGCTTACATTTCCTTTATCATCCTTATTCACATTTAAAGAATGATCTTCATAATTGATTAACTTATGCATCGTAATAGTGTGTTTAAAGGGTAAATGATCACTACAGTTATTGAATATTTTTCTTCCTGTTCTCATTTTTTGATTCCAACTCAACAACAATCTCTATTTCGTAGGAATGTATCCTCCTTAATACAACAACCCACTGATCATAAATGGCAGTTCGGGCAACATTCATTCTTTGTACATTTAAATTTTCGTCATACCAATATTCGGGACCTTTTAATATCTTCATGTCAGGATCTTCAAGGTTGATTATATCTCCAACTATCGGAATATATTCAAATCCTGCATCCAAGCGTACGTCATAAAAATCTTCAAGCACCTCTTCGAGCATGCCGCGTAAATTCTTTTGGTCTCTCAAACTGTAATCTTCCTGTTTTGCTCGAAAAAATATACTGACTTCCATCATCGTAAATTGTTTAAAATAAAAAGATACCGTAACAAATTCTTGTGTCAAGCCTTCCCCAAGGCAAAGGTTTTAACCTTTCAAGAATTGCTACGGTATCTTTTCAAATATCTTTAGCTACCGGATGCTCAATAAAAAAGCCGCTAATCAATGGATGGCGGCGACACGCCTTAGGGAAACACTTGACATACCAAATATACAAACAAGTGTATACAAATACAATACGTTTGTTACAAAAAAATGAGCTAATAACATACTAGCTCATTTCTGCTTGCTGTTTACCCTCCCAGGTGAAAAAAGTATGCGAAAGTAACTTTTTGTTATTTAATAGATAATATTATTGGGGTGTACTATAACTTTTTAGTGGTAATGTAGATATAAAAAAAAGAGCAGGCAGAACCCACTCTCATTTCGTAACACTTTCACATTACAGAGTAAAGCATAAACATAAAAAAAGATCCGGTAAAATACCAGATCCTTTTGATTCAACTAAATCTCCTCAATGGTAAAGTCTATTTATTATCTAACCAATCAATGATCTGCTTTCTGAAAATCCAGATGGCGAAAGTCACGAAAAAGGCGGTGGCGATGATTACAGGCATGTTATGAAAGGTTAAAAATGAGGCGAACATAGCCCGCCTCATTTGTCAACTATAAACACATCTTACATGATAAAATCAAAACACTAATATACAAAGTCTGTATTGTATTTGTATACATTAAAAGCTAAATTTGTGTGAAACACACACTTAAATGGCTGAAATTCTTTATATCCCTTTTGATGAACCTGACGAATCGGATATAGCTTACGATTATGCTTCCGGCGCACATCATGCGGATGTTTATGATGCAAGATTCATACAAGGCCGTGAGGGTAATTGTGTGTACTTCCCCGGCAATGGTTATGCCGAAATAAGACCAAAGCTATTCAATCTGATCGAAACATACACGGTCATGCTTTGGGTAATGGCTGAATCTCATGGTATAGGTTCAGGAGAAAGCTATTTCCTCATCAAGTTTCCCGGCTTAAATAACTTCCTGAAAGTAAACCTGAACACTACATTAAGTGTGTGGTCTCATATTGCCTTAACGCATCAAAACGGCATTTACAGCACATTCGTCAATGGCAGGCTGACCGATAAGAAAACAGCATTGACTGACACTCCTACTGGTTTCTGCTTGCTAAATGTTAACGGTTTCAATGATTCCGGACGCTGTTACCTCGATGACTACAAGATACTTACCGGAGTAGCATATACTTCTTTTGATTTAACACCAATTATTTCTAACGCCACACTAACCGTGAAATTCTCAATAAACGGGGTTGACTTCAAATCCTTTGGGATCACGGTTGGCCCAAATCCAAAAGGGCTGGTCGATAAGCTGCAAAAGAAAACCGCTTCTTCTTATGATTGGACTGATCAGCACGGACGCTTTGAAGATTTGGAAGATGCCCGTTATGAAGCAAGACAGATCGAACTTGATTGCTGGTTTTCAGCTGTTGGCAAAGATGCGATGCTGGAAAACATTATGTCGATCAAAGAACAGTTTCAGCTAAACGGTACGCAGCGGCTCATGGTTGAACTCAGTTCAAAGCCTTTGCTTTATGAAGTGCATCATCCGGAGCAAATTGATTTCTCGGAAATGAAATGGCGGGATGGTAAAGCATTCTGTGAGTTTACCTTGAAGCTGGTGGAGTTGCAGCCGGTAAAACGAGTGCTGAGATACATTAAAGTTGACAACAACACGCCCATTGTACAGATTACCTTAACTAGTCCAGACTTGCTGAACATCTACTGGGGTGATGGGGAGTACACCGCAAATGTTTTCGGCAGTTTGGTTAACATTACACACACATATTCTCAGCCGGGTACATATTATATAGTCATTGCAGGTGTTATTGAAAACATAACTGCATTCACACACAACGCGGTTATGGTATGGGCCAAATTACAATAGTACAGCCAGACGGCAGTTTATATCCGTTGCAAAGGCTATTAGATCCACTTACGACAATCACCAAAGCGGTCCAGTCCTGTGATCTGCTTGGTCAGGATGTGGTTGATGTGGACTTCGAATCCACCGAGCATCTTGAAATGGTGCTTGGAATGAAGATTGAGGTTTTCGGTAGCTATTACACACTTAACGTCCTGCCCGAAGAACAGAAAACCAGTAGCCGCAAGTATCTATATAAATGCCGCTTTGAAGGAGTGCAATACGAACTTCTCAGTAGTCAGTATTTTGATGCCGATGCAACTGGTACATATAGAGGTAGTGAATTCTCGCTGACTGGCAATCTGGATATGTTCATCAGTGTGCTGATCTATAACTGTAACAGAACATTCGGAGCCGGTAAATGGCTGAAAGGTGATATACAGGAAACTGATGTTAAAACGCTGACCTTTTCGACAGCCAACTGCCTTGAAGCGCTTCAACAAACAATCTGCAAAGAGTTTGAAGTTGAATTCGAAATTTTGCAGAACGGCAATGTCAAAACGATCAATGTAGGCAGAGCTGGCCAGATCCTTACCGATGTTTACGAATACGGCAAAGGCCGGGGACTTTATACGCTTACCAGAAGGCCAGTCAAGGACTCAAAGATTGTAACAAGGCTGTATCCAGAAGGCTCAACAGATAACTTGAAGCCTGGCTATCGTAATTTTTCAAAAAGACTTAAAATCGGCGATCCTGGAAGCGGAACGGATTACATTGAAGATCAGGCGGCTATTGATGCGTTCGGATTAATTGAAGGAAAGTATTATTTCGATGAAGTCAAGCCGCAGCGCATCGGAGTGGTTACACAGGTTGGGCTTGATCCGGAGCTTTTCTTTGACAGCACGATGAACTTTGACCTGAACGAGTCAGACGAAAACGGGACCAAATACTACGTTGCAGGAAAAACACCAAAGATTCATTTCAATACCGGCCAGCTTGCAGGTTACGAATTTGAATTGGCTGATGGTGGCTACACACCGGAAGTAAAAGCGTTTATTATTGTTCCTTTCACAGATGAACAAGGCGTTAAGTTTCCGGGCACAGCTCCTTTTAATATTAATGTAGGAGATCAGTATGTGATTCTGGATATCGTCATGCCGGAAATATATGTAACCACGGCAGAGGCTGAGCTTAGAACCAAAGGCCGTAATTACTATGATGCAAATAGTAAGCCGCCTGTTCAATATGCCCTTGACATTGATCCACAGTTTCTGAAAAACAAGACCTTGCCGGGAACAGTACCAAACTTTTTCAGTCTCGGTGATTTCATTCAGATCAAAGATAATGACCTGAACATAAACAAGGCTTCAAGAGTGATCCGGTTTACGCGTGATGTGCTGAGCCCTTTCAAGTACACGATTGAGATTGCGGACTCTTACCAGATTTCGGCTATTTCCCGGGTATTGTCCGATGTCAAGCAACTCAACAACATTGTTACCCTCAATGATCTCCGAAACCCGGTAACAGCAAAACAAAACTGGAAGTCTGCACGTGAACTGATAAATGAATCCTTTGATCCAGACGGATACCTGAAAGATGGAAAGATCAAGGCCGAAACGCTGGAAGCCGCTATTGCATTATTTGGAACAGAAGGACAACAGTTCCAGATTATCAATGCTGTTTTCATGCCTAATTATCAAGGCAACAAGAATGTACTGAGGTATACGGCCGGCCAACTGGTCCACCTGACGATTGAAAAAGATACCATAAGAACATGGAATTTCAACGCGCAGACCGTCACGTTTGGAGACAATAACTTCAAGTTTGTTTACGCGAAATGTAAAGTAGCCGATAACACCGCTACTATATTATTCAGTGATCAGAAAATCAAAACTAAGCAGGACCCGGTTCATTATCACTTCCTGATGGGGATGCTTAACAGCGTGGATTCGGTCACCAATACAAGACAGATTTCATTAACCTACGGCTTTACATTAATATCCGGCCGTTGGATCACAACGGGACAGATCAAATCTTCTGACGGCAATACTTACTTTGATCTTGATACCGGAGAGATTGGAGGAAACATTACATTTCGGGGAACAGACGGAAAGAACAAATCCATCAAGCAGCTTGAAACAGAATTGTTGGCGCAGATTGACGCGGTAACAGAGCAGACCGATGGAAAAGTAGATAACTGGTTCCTGAATGGCGCGCCGACGCTGAACAATGAACCAGCCATTAACTGGAACACATTAGAGCTTAAAACCGAGCATGTCGGAGATAATTACTTTGATAACATTTCAAAGAAGTCATATCGGTTCCGGGTTGAAAACAATGTCTTTTCATGGGAGGAAGTATCTGATGACAGAATTACCCAGGCTTTGCTTCTGGCAAGTCAGGCAAAAGATGCAGCGGACGGTAAAAGCACCATATTCATAACCTCGGCAGCCCACCCTACCCCATTTCCACCATATTCAGAAGGCGACCTGTGGACAAACGGAGTTGACTTATTCCGCTGCATTACAGAGAGATTAACCGGGAATTATAATCCCCTTGACTGGGAATTGGCTACGGTTTACGATAGCACAGTTGTGGCAATCAACAATGGTATCGTTACAGCCGGAACAATCCAATTGGCAGGAGTTGGCGGAAGTGTACTTGCCGGAATCACAGGCAACGGAATCACTGCTGACAGTGTTCGTTTCTGGGCTGGCGCAGGTTTCGCAAACAGGACAATCGCTCCTTTCCGTGTTCTGCAATCCGGCGAAGTATTTGCCCGCAGAAGAATCGAATTGATGAATGAGAGCAATGTTGGTCAGGCTGGCATTGCAGGCTCCAATTCCTCAGCGGATGGACTTGTCCGTTTATGGGCAGGTGCTCCCTATGCAAACAGAAACAATGCACCTTGGCGCGCGCTTGCAGATGGAAGCATGTTTGCAGAAAAAGGAATGATTGGTAGCTGGACCATACAAGGTGGCGGCATTATCAATGAATCCGGAACTGCCTACATTATAATGAGATCCACGAATGCCACCGAAAAAACGGAAGTTATGATTGGCTCCAATGTTTTCCCGGCAACATACGGAGGAAAGGGAGCAGCATTTTTCAGGGCAACTGAGCCAAACACGACCGGAGATAATTATGCATCTGTCATGTTTGCCAAAAATGCCTCAGCAGGTTTCAACAATTGGGCAATTTATGCATATGATGGAATATCATTTTTGGGTCAAAGCCTGATCAATGGAAAGAAGCCTTTAAGAATCGATTTGAATAATCAGAATGTAAGCTTTGATCCAAGTTTGTACGATATTGTTTATGTCAATCCTACTGGTGACAACCTATCAATATTAACACTTCGCACGACGGGAAACAGGTTTGTATTAGGAGATGGAAAAACATTAACGATTATCAACCGAAATAATGCGTTCAATGATTTGTTCCTTGCTCAGGGAACAATGGCTACAAATGATTTTGGATTCAGAAT